ACCGTACCATGATTTACGGACTACGAAGTTCTTACGTTCGATTGGTGGGAAGATTTCATTTAGTTCTTCTTTAGATAGTTTTGAAATTGCTTCGTTTAATTTAGAATTTGACATAATTTAATTTATTTATTATTATTATTATTTATTTACATTTATATTATCGAATACCATTCGTATTCAGTTTGTAAGTTTGACTTAGTAGAAGTCGTAATAGATATCCATGACTTCAGACTTCTGTTCGTCTGTTAGATCTGGCCAGTTGAGCCCGAAGCGTCTCCAGCTGATCTTTAATAGTGTATATGATTTAGTTGACATAGTTAATTGATTTAAGGTTTAAAGGAATCGTTTACCCGTAGATTCCGAATGACGTTGGCGCTCCGTGCTGGATCATATGCACAATGACTGAGAGTAGTGCTGTGATGATGAATCCTGTTGTTCCGATGACCAGTGCTTGACCAGCATACTTTAGTATGACTTTGTGGTTGAATTTGTATTTCATATTATTCGTTTTACATTTATATTATCGTTTACGTTCCGTGTTAGCTTTGCATAGTTGAGATGCCGATGATCTTGCTGTAGCTCTCGTTGCTGTAACATTTGCTGAGGTAGTTGTCCAGATGCTGTTGGTTCTGGAACTGTTTAACAGTGCTGTTGTAATTCCCTAACCAGTTCTTTGTATCTATTCTAACTAACATATCTTTTATTTTGTATTCATATATATTATCGTTAACCGATCGTATTAAGTATGTAAATGCTATACATAGATCCTGTATCCTGGACCTGGGAAAGCGTAAATCCTGGCCGGGATCCTGTGTGCTGTGGCGGCTGGGACCTGGCAGCTGATCCTGGAAACGTGATCCTGAAACCTGGAAACGATACGGGGGCTGGCAAAAAGAAACGGATTTTACTTTTTATGGTTTTTAATTATTTTATAGTAGCAACCCAAAACCTCCACATATCTAACTATTTTTAAATATAATGTGACATTAGGTAGTTATATATAATAGTAGCAGGCAACTGTCGCATTAAGAACTCAGAAAACAGCGTAATCATACACAGTATGACACAAAAACTATCTCCGGCAGCAAGAAGAGCTAAGCGTGCACGGGACAAAGCATACGCTATGACACCTGATCGGAGAAGAAAAAAAGCACATTCCCAGCGAGAGCGCAGGAAAAAGCCCTGCCCTGACGGTTATGACTACGATCACAAGAGACAAAAGTGCGTACCAATGGCATCCAATAGAGGAAACGAGGGCGAAGGGACTAAAAAAGAAAGTGGTAAAAACTACAACACAAAATAAACATGGCTAGAATACATAGATATACAAAAGGTAATGTAACATTATCAGATACATTAGTAGGAACTGATGTAGAAAATCAAAAGGCTACGGTAAATATACCGATTGCGGCTATTGTTGACCTAGCTATTGATTACTTTTCAGTAAATGGTAACGGTGATGGCATAAATCAGAGTCTTCTGGACATCACAACAAGCGTAGATGGGGCTATAACTTCCATTGCCACATATCAAAACATAGTAAACACTCTTACAAACGAATTTACGTCTATTGTAAATCGTACAGAAACGCTAGAATCTGTATTTAATACAAATATTGATGGTACGGTGACGCTTTCTACGTCAAATATTACTAATTTCTACGAAACTATCGCCTCCGAGGGGTTTGCTTCTGCTACATCGCTAAATTCTTTATCTTCACAAGTCCAGCAAATAGTAGATGGTGTCCTTGTAATAGACACATACGCTACAATTGATCAGTTGGCTAACGTAACTTCTACTTTAACTGGTTCGATTGCTACATTAGAAGACACTTTGACTACTGCTTACAGGGCTTATACCGATGGTATACTTACAACAGACGCTTTTGCGTCAGCAGTATCAGGACTTGTAACACAATCGACTGATACTTTTGCATCTTCTACTGAATACACCAACCTTAAGGCTAATTTTGGTACATTTGACGCAAATGGCAACCTATTAACACTAGCAAGCTCTTTTGCAAACAATGTTGTGAGTGCATATACAGATGACACATTAGCTACAGCCTCAGATATAAGTACTTTAGACGCATCTTTAAGGACATTCGTAAGCGACTCAATATCTACTGCATCGAATGCGGGTATCACTTCTAGCTATTTAACTACAGTTTTAGCAAATTATGCAACAGCACAAGCATTACTAGACTTGCAATCATCGATAGGAACGTATGATGCTAATGGAAACATCACTGCACTATCAAGTGCTTTTGCTAATCAAGTTACTTCAGCGATTTCAACAAACACATTTGCGCAAGTAACAGATTTAAATGAACTAAAGGCTGAGATTGGTACTTTCGACGCAAACGGAAACCTAACAGGTTTATCGACCGCGTTTTCAACTGAATTAACAGATATTATTGCTAATGAAAACTTGGCGAGCGCCCAAAGCGTTACAGATCTTACAGCTACAGTAACGCAAAACAACACTACACTATCCGCTGGCGTTTCTACTAATCAATCAGCTATTGCCTCAGTCGATGGGAAGTTAACTGCTTCTTACGGTTTAAATGTAACAGCGGGGAATGCAATTTCGGGTATGACTCTGTTAGCGGATGGAACTACTAATCTTTCTGAAATTAAATTTGTAGCCGACAAGTTTTCAATAGAACAGCCTAATGGTAATTCTATTGCTCCTTTCGTTCTTAATAATGACGGCTCTATATCATTAAACGGAGCGGTAACATTTTCAAATTCGTCGTCTGGTACAGGGATTAGCCAAACCGATTTACAAAACTATTTAACAAATAACAATTACACTACAACAAGTGACTTACCCACTGAGTTCACTACTACAGACCTGCAGAATTATTTAGATGCACAGGGTTATGAATCAGGTGGTATTGATGCCACGCAGTTGGCGACTTATCTTTCTAATGGCGGTTATATAACTGATCAAACCACAATCAACGGAGGAAAAATTGAAACAGGTATTATAGCTAGTCAAAATTTTGCGATGCCCACGAATTCTTTAACATCGGGTTTTTCAATTGACGGTATGGGTATAAACCTAGACAATAATTCTATACACGCTAAACAGTTCTACATTAATGCAGACGGATCCGCGAACTTTGGTGGTTCCCATACAGCTGGGTCAGTAGGCGCTTGGGTTGTAGATTCAGGAGGTGCTTTAAAATCTTCAGCGTCATCTCCTGCAATAGTATTATCGCCAGGGTCCTATACAGAAGGGACAAGTGAAAAAATAATTATATCAGGTGTTAACTTACCTGCAATATCCCCTTCCGCAGGCGTAAACTTAGATTTTCAATTTGCGGGTGGTTGGCAAGGTGTTACGCCTATAATCCCCCAAGCTTATCATGTCTGGGCAGGTTTTCCTCATAATGTGAACAACGCAACGCCGGCTCATAATTTAACTGGGGCTAATGGGTATTTCACCACACCGAATGATATAGCTACAACGCAAACTGCTTTTGGGGAAAGCAACAACCTAGGATACGCACACCCCGGAGGCCCCTTAGAGTTTTCGATGCCCTACGCAGCAGGAACCTCTCAGGCTGTTTTTGATGCTACGGTTCAAGAACAATTTTTATATGAATGGGGCGCTAGGTTTAGCACTGACCCTGACATGGTTACAAGGAGTAGAACAAATCCCCAGCTTAATAAAACAGGTATAGTAGAATTTGATTATAGCGTAAAACTTGTAACCAAGATGTACAGAGGCAGTAGTAGTGATACAGCAACTACTGTCCAATCGGCAACTTTAGAACAAACTTTTACTAAAACTTTAGACAGCGGGTCAAAGCTTGTTGATTTAAATAATTTTATTCAAATCACCAACCAAACTACAGATAATACATTTCCGTACCCTAACATGAACACAGCCGATGCTAACGGTGATTTCGTTATTGATACAATATATTATTCTGCGGAAATTGGTTTTGGCAATTGGAATGAAGGCACTCAAACGCAGGGTGCGGCTCCTATAAATATTAGTGCTGGTAACATATTTTTAATATCTAGTCTTGAATACAAAATAGAAGATATTCGCTTTTGGAAATCAACTAGTTTTAGCGGTTCAGGCTATGCTAGCGGCGGGAGATTCTTTGCTTCTTTATTTGAATTTGGAGCGTGGTATAGTAGCAGCGGCGGTAACATTGCTTCAGCAACAGCATTAACGCAAGTTTTATTTAAAGGGGGTGATCCCAAAATAAATATAGGTTTAAATGGTACGCAGGTAAGAGGAAAAGAAGGTTATGTGGCTTTAGGTGATATTACATCAACCGACTCTATTGCGCAATTTTGGGGAGATACCGAGGTTATAGGTACAATTACAACAAACTCTACCGCTACATTTTCAGATGAAAGATTAAAGCAAAATATTACACCTATAAAAAATTCAATAGAAACAATTAAATTATTAAACCCGGTTACATATAAATGGAATAGAGGCAAAATTAATGTATCTGGAACTAAGCACGGTTTTATAGCGCAAGAAGTAAGAGATATTATGCCGTCGACTGTTTTAGGCGGCGGTCAGATCGCTGATGTAGAAGACGCTTTATCTGTGGAGTATAATAATTTTATAGCAATCAATACATCTGCAATTAAAAAGCTTATAGAAAAAATAGAGGCTTTAGAAGCTGAAATAGAAACATTAAAAGAAAACAATGGCTAGAATACCTACTTATCAAAAAGATACATACATATCCGATCTTGACCGTTTAATCGGTACAGATGGAGATACTAACGAGCTAGTAACTAAAAACTTTTTTCTAGGCAATATTGCAGAATATGTAATTGATAAGTTTATAGACCCCGATGCGGTTAGTTTTACGATACCAGTATTAAGAGACACTCAAGACACGCTGGGTTCGAATGCAACACGCATAACAGGCTCTATTATGTCACAGGATATAAACCCTGACGGAACAAAAATTACTATAGCTGGTGATTTAGAAGTCAATGGCACTGCTCAAATAGACTCGCTTACTAGCGGGTTTTTACCTTATGTTAACCCTGCTGGCATATTGGCGGATTCGATTATATACCAAGATGCGGAAGGTCATGTAGGTATAGGTGTAGTTGGAACTCCTCCGAACCCTGAGCATAAATTTGAAGTATACGATTTACGTGACGAAAATAATGCGCTTGATTACTCTATGATAGTATCATCCGACGTAAATACTACCGGTTTAGGCGCTGGCGGTATAAAAAATCAATTATCTTTAGATGGTGGCGTTACTTATCCTTATGCAATTTCTCTTGTAACAGGTACAACTTCTTCAGAAGTAATGGCCACAGGAAAGTTAGCTTTTTATTCTAATTCAGATTTAAATACAGCAAGTGGAACAGGTTTTTCTGGGTTTGTTACTCATGATGGGACTGACACACATTGGCAATTAGGTGGAAATGGGACTGATGCAGCCCCAATCACAACGCTTAAAGTTGTGGGCACTGGTGAATTTACAGATCAATTAACAATCCCTGAAACCCCTATAGCTGGTACAGACGCAGCATCTAAGGCTTATGTTGATTTACAAAACACTGGTCAGGTATCAGGTACTGGCACAACTAACACCTTGCCAATATGGTCAGATGGACCTAATAGCGTTTTAGGTGATTCTATTATTTCTGAATTGGCAAACGAAATAACCATAGCCGGGGACTTAAAAGTAGGCCAAAACAACACCACCCCTGGTCTTTATAGCGCAGCTATTGGCGAAGACAACAGGGTTTTAGGAAATACCGCTGCTGCTATTGGATTTAATAATGCAGTGGAAGGAAACAGGTGTGGAGCATTGGGCGCAAACAACATAGTGACTGGCGGTCAAGTGTGGGCAACGGGTGATGGTAACGACGTGGGTATTGACTTATTAAATGTAGGTGGTAACATTGTTGTCGCTGGTTTTAACAATACGGTTAAGTCAGGAAACTCATGTGCAGTAGGTTCTAATAATATTTTAACTAATACTTTAGAGGAAGAGACAGTAAAAACAAATTTTGCTTTAGGTTCTTCAAATACTATAAACGACACAACTAATGGCCTAGCTATTGGTTTTAATAATACTATAAACAATGATGATGGCTGCATTTTAGGTAGAAGCAATACTACAAGCGCTAATGACACTTATGCTGTAGGTAGAAGTAACACGCTTAGCAGCGACGACGATTACGCGTTTGGGTTTAACAACACTCTTAGCGGTAGCGCTGATATTGCTATGGCTCTTGGGCATAATAACGTGTTATCAGGAAGTCAATCTTATGCTTTCGGTAGAAACCTACAAGATGGCGGTGAAGATAACACCGTTATAATTGGTCGCTACAACACAACGCCTACAGCTACTGGTAGAATTGTATTTGGAACAGGCTTCTCTGATACTGGTAGAAAAAATGCAATAGAAATACAAGCTGGCAATGGCACGCAATCTGGTTTATTGTTTCCAGCGCTTAGACTTTCTACCTCCTACAACAATGACGCAGAAGCGGAAGCCGCGGGTGTAGAAGAAGGAGAACTGTATAGATCTAACAACAGTGTTAAAATAAATTTAAATCAAAACGCACAAGACGCTAGAAATAATGAAGGGTTTGCATATCTAACGCCGCAATTACTAACAGCTAGTGCCGGCACGTCTAAAAATATTATTCCAAACTATAATTTAGTTTTATTGAGCTGGACGGGTGGTAATGGTGTTTTCACATTAAAACTTCCATTAGCGTCTACCAACACACATAGACTAATAAGAATTACAACAGACGGTAGCTTAGACGCTGGCGCTGCTGATAAAATAAACATTACGGCTGTTGGCAGCGAAACTATAGACGGCAATCCTTCTTTTCAAATATCAAAGCGATATGAAGGACTAGCTGTATTTTCCACAGGAACTGAATGGATAATCGTACAAGCTAAAGCGCATTAATCAAGGTCAAGGTGGGTTAATGCCGTCATAAACCACGTAATATATAAAATATACCGGCTCGGGATAGAGCAACCAAATAGTAATAATTAAACCAAAACCAAAATGACACTATTTTACCAGACTAATTCGTGGACTAGTCAACCACAACCAACAGAAAAAACCGTAGAAACTTGGAGGCATGCGTCTACCAAATCCAACTGGCGCATTGTCCAATTACCAAATGGATTCTACCAAACAGAAATCAAAGTACCAGATGACGACTCTTGGAAAGATATAACAAGACGAGAAACAATCGAAGGGGCCGAGGCGGCAATTGATGGATCAATACAATACTATCAAAAAAAGCTTGACTATATAGATGGCCCAAAAGTTATAAAGACTTTCGATAAAGAGTAACATAAACTAAAATTTAATTTAATGGAATTTAATAACCCTAGTGAGATTGTAAAAACTCTCACATTTGGCCATGAAGCCAAAGAACAAATAATGCAAGGTGTTGAGAAATTGTCAAACGCAGTAAAGAGCACATTAGGTGCGTCTGGAAAATGCGTGATATACGAAGATGCTCTTGGAAAACCGGTGATAACAAAAGATGGTGTAACCGTTGCGGAAAGCGTAGTCTTATTACATCCGGTTGAGAACATTGGCGCTACACTTATAAAGGAAGCGGCGAGTAATACAGTAAAAGAAGCCGGGGACGGAACGACAACATCAACTGTCCTCGCGCATTCTTTATTAAAAACAGTTAATCAGCATTTAGATGAAGAAAAAGTTAGAGAACTTAAAAGCGGCATTACTAGTGGCGCTGAAAAAGTTATGGTTTATCTTGATAAGGCCAGTATTGAAATTAAGGGTGACATGCTTAAGCAAGTTGCTAGTATTTCTTGTAACAATGACACAGGGCTTGGACGACAAATTGGACAAGCTTATGAGCAAGTTGGAAAAAATGGAGTCGTTCTAATGGAAGAGTCTGATACAAACGAAACTTATGTTGAGTTTGTTGACGGCGTACAATTTGATAGCGGTTTAAAATCCTCGCATTTATCTACGGATAAAAATAAAGGTACAGCTACATTAGAAGATCCATATGTTCTTATAGTATCTTCACCGATACCTAATATAAGAAGAATACAAAATGTATTAGAATTTGTAATTAAAAATAAAAAGAGTTTGCTAATAGTAGCGGATATGGATCAACAGCCGTATCAAACATTATTAGCTAATAAAGTAAAAGGTAATATAAAAGTAAACATAGTTGATTTACCTGGGTTTGGCCCAACTAAACAACAAACACTTGAAGACCTAGCTATATTAACTGGAGCTCAAATCATAAACGAGGAGTTAGGAGACGATTTAGACTTCATAGAGCCTAATGTATTAGGAAAAGCTTTTAAAGCCGTTACGGACGATAAAAACACCGTTCTGCAAGTAGCTGAAGCAAATGAAGAAGTAGCTTTACGAATAATGGATGTTGAAAAGCAAATAGCCGAAGAAACCAATCCATTTTTTAAGAAAAAATTAGAGCAGCGACTATCAATGCTAACTGGCCAAGTTGGTATAATTTATGTTGGAGCAGATTCTAAGGTTGAGCTTAAAGAAAAGAAAGATCGTATTGAAGATGCGATATATGCGACAAAAGCCGCTTATAAAGAAGGTATAGTTCCTGGAGGCGGTGTTGCCTTGTTAAATGCCTCTACATTAGTAAAAGCTAAAAACAAAGGTGAAGAGATATTGCTAGAAGCAATAAGATCGCCATACGAAACCATATTAGAAAATGCAAATATGCCTGTTGTGTATCCTCAAATTAAAAACAGGGGTATAGATGTTAAAACAGGTAAAGATGTTAATATGATCAAAGCTGGAATTATAGATCCCGTGTTGGTTACAAAAACAGCTTTAAAGAATGCAGTAAGTGTTGTTAACACAATTATATCTGCCGATTGTATAATCAGTAATAAACGATTAGCATGAAAGCAATAAATCACTTTGTAATTGTAGACAAGATAAAAGAAGAGCCATCGAAAGTTGGCGGACTCGAACTTACTGAAAAGCAAAATAAAGACGTACGTTACGTTAAAGGCAGGGTAATTAGTATAGGCGATCAAATAGATATACTCAAAGGTGGTGACCTGGTTAGATATGATAAGCATGCAGGGCACGGTATCGAATGGAACGATCATTTGTATTACGTACTAAAAATATCAGATATAGTACTTATAGAATGAGGCTAACTGGTAAAGATCTGCAAGATATGAATTTGTTAAAGTATTACAGGCTTATCAGAAGGTGGGCCTGTAAAACTTACAACTTAAAAGATGCTGATTTAGAGCTCCTTATTTATTTAGATTGCAAAAAGCTTTTTACACGTAATGATTTTATTAATGGAGTATATACCTACAGTTGGGATAAAAACCGGTGGGAAAGACTTCGCAGAGAAGGTTGGATAGATGTTTTTAAAGAACGAAATAGAACAACCTCAAAGTATGCTGCATACAAGACATCTAATAAATGCAAGCTACTAATAAAAAGAATATACAGAATAATGTTGGCTGAAGAAGATTTACCAACATCTGAAAGAAGTGCATTTTATAAAAACAAAACATATACTGATAAAGTCTTTAATAAAGCTATTGATGATATGATTAACGATAAAGAAAGATAATATGGGACTGGGACCAAAGGGAATAGGGCCAAATAAGCTTGGCGCACCAAAAGCAATGGCTAAGCAGACGGGCATACGCGACATAAGTAAAGCAATGGTTGCTGATAAGCTAAAGCACATAGGTAAAGAAATTATTAATTCAGAACCAAGACCTACGTACAAGAAAGAATTAAAAAGGCTACCAATAAAACCTATTGAAGTACCAGCAAGCGCGGGCGTTGTTAGCACAGGGAATACTACGCCTACATCTAATGCTGATATAAGCTCTATTAAAACTAAAAATAATACTTCTGTTGATAAAAAAGAATTGCGTAAAGTTAAAAGAGGCCTTATAAAAGAGCAGCGTCAAAAATTTAAAGAAGCTAAAAAAGAAATTAAAAGCTACACTGATTACTAATGAGTTTTAAATTAAAGTCTAAAGGCGATCTTTTCGGTTACAACGAAGAATTATCTGAGTTTGGTACACCAGTATTTGAAAAAGATTTAGGCGATAATATTATAGCGGAAGCTAATCGTGATGGTACTATATTCGTAAATAAAAATGCAAGCGAAGAGCAAAAGCGTGGTTCCATGGAAGAGGAAAATAAACACCTTGATCAAATGATGCAAGGTCGTTTGCAATACACAAATGAAGAAGTAACCTGGAAGAAAGATACAAAGTCACCAGCTAGAGTATATCAGCGAGTTGGCGGAAGAATAGTAAATAAAACAACAAATGAGCCAGAAGGCGGTAACCTTGAATGGGAAGCTGAGGCTAAAAAAGCATAATTATGGCAAACCCAATTACAGCAATAGCGTCTCGCTCATGCGCGAAGAACTCTTTACTTAAACAAACCGGTACTCCTAAGGAAGATGACTTGTCTAGCGGATCATCTACTACACAGGTGTCTACTACATCTGATATTCCAATTGCAACCGCAAGCGGATCTGATATTTACGGTAGTCAAACCGATACTACAGTAACTACCCCTGGATCGGAAGGAAGTACAACATATGCAACTGAAAATATAAGCGAAGCAACAGGTGGCCCGCAGGCTACGGATATGGACGCGTATTTTAAAGGGTTATATAAAAGATTTGGAAATAACGTTACAACACAAGAGTTAATAGATAAGAAATTTATAAGTGCTGATAAGGCGGCTGATTACGATAAAGCAACTGGTGGTCAAAACTTAGGTGTAGCCACTGTAACACCAGGCACACCGGGAGGTTCAGATACTGATTCAGAGGCAACTCCAGAGTACGAACCCGCTCAAGGTATGAGCACATTCGATACTCGTAAAGATTTCCGTAGACAAAAGATTGCGGAACGTTTATCCGGTAAATCAGAAAAACAAGCTAAAAGATACGCAAAAAGAGCGGAGCGTCTTACGAAAAGAGGTAAAACTGAAAAAGCTGGTATATTTGATAGAAAAAGCAAACTAGCTAGCGATAGAGCTGAAAACCTAAGAGACAGGCTAGATCAATTTAGAGTACAACAAGACCAAGGCGGTAGCGGTACATCATCTTATAAAACAACAAAGGTAAGAGAAAATCTTGATGCTGCTAAAGAAAGACTTAAAGATAATTCTACTGCTTTTACAGGAAATGATCCAACTGATTTTCAACAGGTTGGTAAAAATGTAGCAAAGATTGCTAAAGATGTTAAAGAAAAGGGATTAGGCGCTGCGCAAGACGTGGGGGATTTTGTAGGTAATATTTTAGGTCGTAAAAAACCACTTACGGGTGTTGCACTTAAAACAGGTCCTTTAAAGAGAAACTATTTTAATAAATAAAATATGTATAATCAAGAACCAGCAAGCTCTATGGTGCAAAAGCTCCGTAAGACCACAAAAGGAAAAGGACGTCATTTCTTAACGGCTAAAGAAGGTGCTGGAATGACTGAAGCCGGGAGGAAAGCATATAATAAAAAAACAGGTGGTAATCTTAAAGCCCCTCAGCCAGGTGGCGGTAAAAGACGAACGTCTTATTGCGCTAGATCTAAAGGTCAAATGAAAATGCACAGTATTAACTGTAGTAAGACACCTGAAAAAAGAATTTGCGCAGCAAGAAGGAGATGGAAATGTTAAAACATATACTAGGAACCTGCGGGGAGGCTCACGTGAACTTAACACATATAGTTTTTACTGCATTAATAATTTTAGCTTATGGAATCAAAAGGGTTAGGCGATACAGTAGAGAAAATTACTAAAGCTACAGGAATTAAAACTGTAGTCGATAGGGTATCCCAGGGTTTGAACATACCTTGTGGGTGTCAGCATCGTAAAGAAAAATTAAACAAAATGTTTCCTTATAAAAAATAAAACAATGGGATTTAATAAACCAATTACAGCAAGAATTCAACATTCCACAAATAAGGGAATGAAAGTACAAGAGCCTTTACTAGATATTGGATCTGCCGCAAAGCAAGTAGATTACGATGCAGATTCCAGTTTAATGACTGGCGCTGAAAACAGTAAGTTTGTAGATATAGCCAGCTCTATGCCAGGCGGCGAGGGTCCTGATAATACCCGTAATCCAAAAAATTCTTCGGGCGATCCTGAGTCTTCGGAGAATGAAAATGATTCTTCGGACAATAAAGATAAGTCTCCTGAATGAAAAAAATATGGGAATGGCTTACCGGCGGTGTAATTAAAGAAGTCGGTGATGTCATTGATAAATTAACTACGACTAAAGAAGAAAAATTAGAAGCTCAGCGATTAATAACTGAGATACTAGAAAAAGCAGATAAAGAAGCGCAAGAACAAGTAACGGCAAGGTGGGAAGCGGATATGAATTCAGATTCGTTTTTATCTAAAAACATAAGACCTATGGTTCTTATATATTTGACTGTTATATTTACAGCGTTATGTTTTTTTGATGGCAATATAGGGGAGTTTAAAATAGCAGAAGACTATATACCAATTTTTCAATCTTTATTAATAACAGTTTACGGGGCGTATTTTGTTGGGCGTACCTGGGAAAAAGCAAAAAAATCCAGCAATAACAATTAAATTAAATTAAATGGCAAAAACAGAAAAGTTAACAGCAGAAGAACTAGAAGTTCTAACAAACATTATCAAACAGTTAAATAGCGTTCAATCACAAATCGGTGGATTAGAGTTGCAGAAACATGAATTACTGCACACATTCGCTCAGGTTAAAACAAAGCTTGATACACAGCAAAAAGAGCTGCAGGATAAATACGGCGATAAAGTGATTAATATTAATACTGGTGAGTTAAATGAACCTGCTAAGGAAGATTAGTATAGGTAAAGACTATAAAAATGACGCCATGCACTATGCTGTTGGACAGGAAGTGTATGGCGGTCATACTATAGTTAATATTATAGAGGAGGAAGAAAAGTACTCAATCTATATTCAAAAAGGCGAAGACGTTATACCTTGGAAAGATTTTAATAAAAATATGGCAATAGCCATTGAATATAATATCGATTACTAATGAATGGGGTTTTTGATTTTGTTGTAACGCCTAAAAATGATAGGTACACAAACACAAAAACAGTTGACGGCAAAGAGCTAATATTAAATACAGAATTACAAAACCATAACTTTGTTTCAAGAGTTGGTATTGTAATGGCCACGCCTAAGACAAATAACACTGGCGTATGCGTTGGCGATGAAGTTATACTACATCATAACGTTTTTAGATGCTTTAGAGATATAAGAGGCGTAGAAAAAAACAGTAAGAGTTTTTATAAAGATAACATGTACTTCGTATCTCCCGATCAGATATTTGCATATAAGCATATAATAAAGTGGATTCCGCTAAATGGTTTTAATTTTGTAAAACCTATTAAAGAAGACAAAATGTTTTCTATTGATTTTGAAAAACCATTAATAGGTGTACTAAGGTATAAAGACCCTAGTTTAAAAGAAGCCGAAGAAGGTGACTTAATCGGGTTTAAGCCCGGTGCTGAATATGAGTTTTTAATTAATAAAGAAAAGTTATATCGTGTTCCAACCAATCTAATTACAATTAAATATGAATATCAAGGAAACGAAGAAGAGTATAATCCAAGCTGGGCACAAAGCAGTTGAAGAGTTGATTAAAGTGGCTAAAGAAGCTATTGTAGATTCAGACGATGATATATCAGCTGACAGACTTAAGAATGCGGCTGCTACAAAAAAGCTAGCTATATTTGATGCGTTTGAAATATTAACGCGCATCCAGGAAGAAGAAGCTATACTTGACAACAAACCTAAAGAAGAGGAAAAAAAGAAAACTTTCTCTGGCTTTGCAGAAAAAAGATCTAAATAATGTATCAGCAAAGTTTATATAGTGTAGTGACGCCTATAAAGCAAACTACAATAACTAGGTTAAATAGAGGCAAAAAGTGGAAGTATGGTTATAACAAAGAGCATGACATTATTGTTATAAGCAAGACAGGGCAAATAGGAGAAATTTATAATATACAAAATTTAAAAGTTGCTCTGCCAAAACCGCCTGCCAAAATAAATAAATCAAATGACAAATGGGTTGTTGAGGAATTGCCAAAAGAATTAAAACGCATACAAAGTGTTTTTGAATGGCGCGATTATCCTGACGACTTTAAAGAAAAATGGGAACCATATATAGATGAACAGTTCAGACGCCGCGAAGAAGGCCATTGGTTCAATAATAAAGGTGTGGGTACTTACATTACTGGCACTCACTTTATGTACTTGCAATGGTCTAAAATTGACGTTGGGCACCCAGAATTTAGGGAAGCAAACAGATTATTCTTCATCTTTTGGGAGGCTTGCAAAGCAGACCAGAGATGCTACGGTATGTGTTATCTCAAGAACAGGCGTTCAGGATTTTCATTTATGGCAAGTGGAGAAACCGTTAATATGGCGACAATCTCAAGTGACGCAAGGTTTGGGATATTATCAAAGTCCGGTTCTGATGCAAAAAAAATGTTCACAGATAAAGTGGTTCCAATATCCGTTAATTACCCGTTCTTTTTCAAGCCAATACAGGACGGTATGGATAGACCAAAGACCGAGCTTGCCTATAGGATCCCAGCTTCCAGACTTACCAGAAAATCCATCCAAAATAAACAGGATCAGGAATTACTCGAAGGGCTTGACACCACGATCGACTGGAAGAACACCGGGGACAACTCGTACGATGGTGAAAAATTAAAACTATTAGTTCACGATGAGTCGGGCAAATGGGAAAGACCAGATAACATATTAAATAACTGGCGTGTAACAAAAACTACATTAAGGTTAGGTAGTAGAGTCATTGGAAAATGTATGATGGGATCAACATCAAACGCATTAGATAAAGGTGGTGAAAACTTTAAAAAACTATACAATGATTCAGATGTTACCAAACGAAACCGCAATGGACAGACTAAGTCAGGATTATATTCTTTGTTCATTCCTATGGAATGGAATTACGAAGGATTCATTGACAATTATGGAATGCCTGTATTCGAAGAGCCATCAGCAAATTGCGTTGGCCCACACGGAGACGCTATCGAAGTTGGCGTCATCGAACATTGGGATAATGAGGTAGAAGGATTAAAAGGTGACCAGGATGCTTTAAATGAGTTCTACAGGCAGTTTCCACGCACAGAAGAGCACGCGTTTAGGGATGAAACTAAAAATAGTATATTTAATTTAGTTAAAATATACGAACAAATAGATTACAACGAAGATTTAAAAAGTACAGGTGTTGTAACAACGGGTAGTTTTAATTGGGAGCATGGAGTGAAGGACTCAAAAGTAATGTTTAGCCCAAACCCGAATGGAAGGTTTAAAGTTTCTTGGGTTCCAAAAGTTGGTTTGCAAAATAAACAGGTAATTAAAAATGGTATAAGGTATCCCGCAAATGATCACGTAGGTGCATTTGGCTGTGATAGTTACGATATATCAGGAACCACCGATGGCAAAGGATCTAAAGGAGCATTACACGGGCTTACTACTTTCAGCATGGAAGATGCGCCGTCAAATACGTTTTTTTTAGAATATGTGGCAAGACCACAAACAGCTGAAATGTTTTTTGAAGATGTGCTTATGGCTTTAGTGTTTTACGGAATGCCTCTTCTTTGTGAAAACAATAAACCAAGATTATTGTATTATCTAAAGCGTAGAGGATATAGGGGTTACTCTATGAATCGCCCTGATAAAACATATACAAAATTATCCGTTACAGAAAAAGAAATAGGCGGTATACCTAACTCTTCTGAGGATATAAAGCAAGCTCATGCAGCTGCTATTGAAACCTACATACAAAACCACGTTGGTATTACTAATGATGGACAATACGGTTCAATGTATTTTAGCCAAACCTTAAACGATTGGGCTAAGTTTGATATAAACAAAAGAACAAAATTTGATGCGGCTATTAGTTCAGGGTTAGCGATAATGGCCTGTAATAGACATCTATACAGACCAAACCCCCAAGCACAAAAACCTAAGTTAAATATACATATTGCAAAATATAAAAACGCCGGTTCAATATCGGAAATAATAAAATAAATATATATGGCTGAGTCAGTTATAAATAGTTTTTTTCCAAGCCAAGTTGCTAGCGATGCTGAAAAGCTTTCGCCTGAATACGGTTTAAGAGTTGGTAGAGCGATTCAAGATGAATGGTTTAAATCCGATTCTGGTACTAACAGATATAAAAGTAATCAAAATACATTTCATAGATTAAGATTATATGCTAGAGGTGAACAGTCTGTACAAAAGTATAAAGATGAGTTGTCTATTAATGGCGATTTATCATATTTAAATATAGATTGGAAGCCAGTACCAATTATACCTAAGTTTGTAGATATAGTGGTTAATGGCATATCCGAAAGAGCATTTGATATAAAAGCATATTCGCAAGATCCTTATGGAGTAGCAAAGCGTACAGAATACTTAGCTAGTATAATTAGAGATATACAAACTAAAGAGTTGAACGATTTCGCTAAAGATAACTTTGGCGTTAACTTATACGAAAACCAACCCGAGACTCTACCAGAAACACAGGAAGAGTTAGACGTGCATATGCAGCTTACTTATAAGCAGGCTGTAGAAATTGCGGAAGAGCAAGCTATAAATGTATTGCTTGAGGGTAACCATTACGATTTAACAAAAAAACGTGTGGTATACGATTTAACCACCATAGGTATTGGAGCTGTTAAAAATAGGTTTACAAAGTCAGAAGGCGTGGTAATAGATTATGTTGACCCTTCAAATTTAGTATGGTCTTATACGGACTCCCCGTTTTTTGATGATATTTACTATTGCGGTGAAGTAAGAGAAGTACATATTAATGAGCTTAAAAAACAATTTCCTGATTTAACAAATGAGGACTTAGAAAGAATATCTAAAACAGGTTACCAAAATAACGGCTTTTACGACAGGTCGTTGTCTAATTATAACGAGTCTGACTCTAACACTGTTCAAGTTTTGTATTTTAATTACAAGACCTATATGAACGAAGTTTATAAAATTAAAGAAACTGCAACAGGAGCTTCTAAGGTATTAGTTAGAGATGATCAGTTTGATCCACCAGTTGAAGTATTAGAACAGCAGTTTGGGAAACTATCAAGATCGCTTGAGGTATTGTATGAAGGTGTTTTAATATTAGGCACTGATTATTTATTAAAATGGGAGCTAGCTAAAAACATGATGCGCCCAAAAAGCGATAGTTCAAAAGTATTATTGAATTACAGTATCAATGCGCCCAGAATGTACAAAGGTAGGATCGAATCATTAGTAAGCCGCATTACAGGGTTTGCGGATATGATACAGCTAACGCATTTAAAGTTACAGCAACTGCTATCAAGAATGGTACCTGATGGTGTTTACCTTGATGCTGATGGATTGGCTGAAATAGATTTGGGTAATGGCACAAATTATAATCCGCAAGAAGCGTTAAACATGTTTTTCCAAACAGGTTCCGTAATCGGAAGATCATTTACGCAGGATGGCGATATGAACCCAGGCAAAGTACCTATACAAGAAATTACAAGCGGTAGTGGCGGCAACAAGTTAGGGGCGTTAATCAATACGTATAACTATTATTTGCAAATGATCCGTGATGTAACGGGATTAAACGAGGCAAGAGATGGCAGCATGCCTGACGGTAAAGCTTTGGTTGGTATACAAAAGATAGCAGCGGCAAATTCAAATACCGCAACGAGGCACATAATGGAAGCTGGATTATTTATAACGGCTCACTTAGCAGAATGCCTGTCTCTTAGAATATCTGATATAATTGAGTATTCGCCAGCAAGAGAATCGTTTATACAAAAGATAGGAGCACATAACGTGGCCACCCTTTCTGAAATGAATAATTTGCACTTATACGATTTTGGTATATTTTTAACACTTATGCCAGATGAGGAAGAAAAGCAAATGCTTGAAAACAATATACAAACCGCATTGTCAGCTGGTTTAATAGACTTGGATGATGCTATTGACATACGCCAAGTGCAAAATTTAAAGTTAGCAAATCAGCTACTAAAAATTAAGCGTAAGAAAAAACAAGAGCGTGATCAAGCTATTCAACAGCAAAATATTCAAGCGCAAGCACAAGCGAACGCACAGGCTCAACAAGTCGCGGCGCAGGCTGAGGTGCAAAAGCAAGCTGCTATAACACAGCAAAAAGCGCAACTTAAACAATTAGAAGGGCAACTTGATTTACAAAAACTACAAGCTGAAGTCGAAGCTAAGAAAGCTTTAATGGCGCAGGAGTTTGATTATAACATGCAGCTTAAAAATATGGAAACTGAGCTTTATAAGCAACGTGAAAGCAAAAAAGAAGATCGCAAAGATGATCGTTCAAAAATGGAAGCATCGCAGCAAAGCGAATTAATTGAGCAAAGAAAAAACAATACACCACCAAAAAACTTCGAATCCGGCGGAAACGATATAATTGGCGGAGGGTTTGACTTAGGAACCTTTGAACCTAAGTAATAATAGTAATGTATAATTATATAATATTTTATCATGTCAGAAAACACAGAAGAAGTTCTAGAGGTGCAAGAAGAAACCCAAGAACAAGCAACTCCTGAAAATGAGGTTGTTGAAGAAAAGCCAGATACCGGTGCATCAGTCGCGGATGATGGCACTATTAAAATAGATTTAGGTAAACTTAATAAACCAAAAGAAGATGCCGTTCAAGAGCAAAGCGCAGATGACAGCGATGCTGTTGTCGGAGAATCCGAAGACACGCCAGACAGCGAAGAAGTGGTTGAAGAAATACGGGATACCCAAGAAGAAGAGGTAAGCGCATTAGAAGAAGTAATTGAGGAAGAGGTACAGGAGCAAGTAGAAGAATTGCAAGAAGCGGTTGAAGAAGAAATTCAACAAGCACAAGACACTGGAAAACCCTTACCAGAAAATATTCAAAAAGTCGTGGAGTTTATGAACGACACAGGTGGAAGCCTTGAGGATTACGTAAAGTTAAACACAGATTATTCTAAATTAAATGAAGCGCAGTTGATACGTGAGTTTTACGAAACAACCAAACCGCATTTAGATAAAGAAGATATTGAAGTTTTAATGGAAGACTTCTCGTACGACGAAGAGCTTGATGAACCTAAAGATATTAGAAAAGCAAAAATAGCTTTTAAAGAGGAAGCAGCAAAAGCTAAAAAACATCTTGAAAAGTTAAAAGCTAATTATTACGAAAACATTAAAGCTGGATCTAACTTAACTGAAGACCAGCAACAAGCTGTTGATTTTTTCAATCGCTATAGTAAAGAAAACGAGGAAGTGACAAAAGCCGCTGCCTCGCAAAAAGAAATATTTTTAAATAAAACTAGTAACGTTTTTAATAAGGATTTCAAAGGTTTTGATTATTCTGTTGGAGACAAAAAGTATAGGTTTAAAATTAAAAATACTGAAGACGTAAAGGCAACCCAAAGCGATATTAATAACTTCGTCAAAAAGTTTTTGAACGATAAAAATGAAATGTCAGATGCTAAGGGTTATCATAAATCTTTATTTACAGCTATGAATGCTGATTCCATTGCTAACCACTTTTACGAGCAAGGCAAGGCCGACGCTATAAAAGACAGCATGGCTCGAACCAAAAATGTTGATATGGACCCGAGAAGGGGACATGAAAAAGTAACAACACAAAATGGTTGGACTGTGCGTGCGGTACCAAGTGATGCAAATAGCACAAGTAGTTTTAAAATTAAAAAACGAAAATAATAACCATTAAAAATTAAAAAAATGGCTGGATCATTTACTGGGAGCGAATTAGCTCTCCAACATTTAACTCCACGACCAGTTAAGGGATTGTTTGGCGACAATTACTTAGCAGTCGGGGACCTAGACTTTACGCAACAATTTTTGCCTGAAGTTTACGAAAAAGAAGTAGAACGATATGGAAATCGTACTATCTCTGGATTCCTACGTATGGTAGGTGCGGAAATGCCTATGGCATCTGACGTAATTACTTGGTCTGAACAAGGACGTTTACACATTGCTTATGACGACGCGGCTGTAGCATCGACTACTTCGCTAACATTGCCTGCTGGCCACTTGATTGGCAAAGGAATGACTATTGTTGTTTCTAAAGGCTTTGATACTCAAAAAGCATATGTACAAGACGTAGTTGGTCAAACTGTAACTGTAGATACTTACGGCGAATTAGCAGGTCTTACAATGACAGGCAGCGACGTAAAAGTATTTGTATACGGTTCTGAGTACGCTAAAGGAACAGAAAATGCTGGTAACTCAGTTGATGCTTCTTTCACAACTTTCAACAACAAACCAATTATTCTTAGAGATAAGTATAATGTAAATGGTTCTGATGTTGCTCAAATTGGTTGGGTAGAAGTAACTACTGAAGCTGGAACTTCTGGATACCTATGGTACCTAAAGTCTGAGCACGAAGCTCGTATCCGTTTCGAAGATCAACTTGAAATGGCTATGGTTGAAGCAGAAAAATCATTAAACACTGATGGAACTACAAGAAATATTACAGCTGCTACTGGATTCGGTGGTGGTACTAGTATTACTGGTTCTGAAGGTTTATTTGCTGCACTAGAAGAAAGAGGATTAGTTTATGCTGACTCTGCATTCGGTGGTACTGATGGGCTTGCTGACTTTGATACTATTTTAGCTGAGCTAGATAAGCAAGGAGCTATTGAAGAGAACATGATGTTCTTAGACCGTGGCACTTCCTTGGCTATCGATAACATGCTAGCTGCTCAAAACTCTTATGGAGCTGGAGGTACATCTTACGGTGTATTCGACAATTCAGAAGATATGGCACTAAACCTTGGTTTCTCAGGATTCCGAAGAGGTTCTTACGATTTCTACAAAACTGACTGGAAATATCTAAACGATTCTACAACTCGTGGACTTGTTGCAGATGTTGAAGGTGTGATTGTTCCTGCTGGAACTTCTACAGTTTACGATCAGCAACTCGGAAAGAACATCTCTCGACCATTCTTACACATCCGCTACAGAGCTTCTGAAGCTGATGACCGTAGAATGAAGTCTTGGGTGACTGGATCAGTAGGAGGTAACTATACTTCTGACGCTGACGAAATGAACGTACACTTCTTGTCAGAAAGAGCGTTGTGTGTTCAAGCTGCTAATAACTTCGTATTATTGAAGGCTATTTCAGCATAGTAAATTAATGTAATTGTTACCCTCGTTGTATTAGCGGGGGTAGCTATTACTCTTATCAATTATTTAATTATATTATATCATGTCAAAGAAAAAAGAATCCCCGGTTTTAGATAACTCTTGGGAAATAAAAGATAGATTATATACGCTTAAAAATAACAAGCGTCCATTAGTATTCACAGTGCCATCTAAGCATACTGCAAAGAAGCCATTGCTTTATTTTGATACAGAAAAAGGATACCAACGGGAATTAAAATATGCTACTAACCAACCATCTCCATTTGTTGAAGAACAAAAAGG